TAGATACACGTCATGATTTTGGACGTGTTCCATAGCATTAACATTAGCTATGACAACTGATCTTTGGATTGATTTGTACACGGTGGTTTTTGATTTAAAGTCACCACCAATAGCGGCATAGTCGCTTCTAAAGTAATCCGCGATATCATGCGGACAACGGTAACTGACGGAAAGGTGTTCAGGTTCGAAAGCGAAGATTGACTCCAAGCTTTGATAAATAAGCACTGCTGTTGGCATGCGGTTGATGTAAGGTATTTGCAGTTTGTCTCCAAGTAAGACCACTTCTTTGGCACGTGCCAAAATTGCGACCATAGGTATTGTACCTGGATGACTCATGCGTGCTTCGTCGATAAAAATACGATTGAATTTATCGCCGTTATGATTTAAAACGAAAGAATATATTGTACGATAACAACGACGATATAAGCTCTCGTCGAATTTAAACGGTGCATACTTTGTTTTTACACGTCGAACAAAATCTTCTCTCGACGCTTTAGTTGGAAACAAAACCAAATCTTTAAATTTTTCGTGTGCATTCAGTATATACGTAGACTTACCACAACCGGGTACACCATTCTTAACACTAACCTTAAAATCATAATCATTCACTAACAAAAGTGACTTAGTGGCAGCGTAGATGTTATCATCTAAATGAGTTTCTGTAGCTGCTGAACATACAGAAAGACCAGTGGTTTTCTGCGAGTAGGGTATAAAGCTACCACTCCTCTTATCATCATTTAAAACGTATTTATAATCAAAACTACTGATATTTGTAGCGTCATGTATAACTTCATCGTTGTACAAAATACGTACGTCTGGATATTTATCTGGATGTAATAGTAATGCAGACGTGTAATTCTTTTTAGTATCTCCTTCACCAACAATATTAGTTGCACAATTTACACTTAACAATACTGTTTTTAAATCTTCGGCAATCGAAAATTTAACTATACGATGATATTCAATCAATTCTCTTAAGGCATTAATAAAGTTAGGAAGTTGGACACTTTTCTTGCTGTTAAAACAATAATTGTAGAATGGTTTAAAGGAATAAGACGGTAAATCCAAGGGCACTGCTGGTACCTGTATAACATCAACGGGAGTAAATGGAGTTTTTGTTGCTGTCTTGAAAGACGAATGACTAGAAACAGAAGATGTTCTGGAAGCGCGTTTTGATTTTTGTGGTTGTTCTGCTTCTGTCGCTGAAGGTAGTTCTACATCTGGTTCAACATTAGAGTTACGTGCTGAAGCATCGACGCAGGACACGCTAGAATGTATACTGATAGTGTCATTTAATTCAGTTGGTAAGTCGATTGGTGTTCTGGTATCAATTACATCATATTTAGCCAAGGGATAGACTCTGACATAAGTAGGTGTGGTTCGAATCCTACTGTTTAGACCGTTCATCTCGATAATATTAAGATAGGCTTCAGGAGTTGGAGAAAAAGTGGAACGTAAAAATTGAATAAAAGCGGACTTGGATCCACCAGATAAAGAACTAGATGTAAAGTGTAGTTTAGCATATTTCAAATCGTCACCACCCAAAGACTGAATGCCGTGTGTATTTACATAATCAATACGATCTCTCCAGTCTTGATATGCAGAGCTAAGATAGTTACATAACGGTATGACTGGTGTGATACGTTGAGCATGCAAGCCATGACACAGAATATAGATGGCGTCTTGTTGATATGCGCTGTACTGGGATCGATGTATTTCCACATGATGGAAGTGAAATAACAGTAATTGTAATTCATCTGATAACATACGAATATTCGATCTAAAAATGTATTTTGTTTTGTTATTAGCATGTATAAAGGAATCGAAAAATTT